CGATCCAGAGAAGCGCATCCTGACAGTGTTGGTCGCACTCGAAGGGGTAACTAGCCCTTTATACTCCGTAAAGCCACTGATGCCCGTTATGGTCAGTGTGGAGAGGTTTATCCACACTCCACCTATACTTTCCTCAAGGTGGACAACGCAGCTCTTATCGACCTCGAAATAATACGATTTAACACCTATGGCTGATACTTCGATGTCTGCATCTAAATGCTGAACAATATTAAATGAGCTGTAGATATTAAGTAAGTTCGGTATAGGGTTCTGAGTTATGGGATAAACCGCTTCGATTTTGTCTTTTTCGGAAAATTTATTCTGAGCAGTGTTTAAGAAATCGTTGAATGCAAGCCGAAAATCTCCCGTGTCCGATAGGGGTAATAATTCCGAATCAGCAGAATAGGAGTTGGCTAATTTTAATGCTAAATCCCTTATCTCTACTAGATTCATCTAATCCCTCCTTTCATAAGAATAACAACTTACGCCCTAAGGTGTTCGTGGTGCCCATATTAGTATTTAATAATATAATTCAATACAAGGTATGGCTGAAGATTATTATGCGCTCCACCGCCACCGGTATTTGATGTTCCCCATGTTCCGCTTCCAGGGTCCATTCTCCAATCATTCGTGAAAATATCACTTGTATCAGTATTTGTGTTGTTATATGCCTGAAATGTGTGATTGTGCGATGGCATTTCCGGAGTGGTAAGAGTATGTGTTTTTGCTCCTCCAACTTCTCCCAAATTATTAAATTCTGTTTGCGAAGAATCATACCCAACAGGTATTTTCCCTTTTAGATTAGGTAAATTAAAAGTAGTTGATTCATCTCCTGCGCCATAAGTGGTCGAAATTACATTAAATAAATCTTCATATATCGTTCTCGATATGGCAGAACCATCACAAAGTAAATATCCCGAAGGGGAAGTTGCACCAGCATATGTTTTTACTTCTCCAACAACTATCAGGCCCGAACTTGCATATTTGTCATGATAATTAATCATTTTATCACCCACCCTATGCGTTTATAATACATTGCACCGTCGAACCTGAACTATCAGAGATAAGAGTCAAGTAGGTATCGACATTTACCTCGTTATTCATTCTCCCTGCCATTTGGATATTCGCACCTGTAGTTGTTGCTAAATAATCCAATGGGTTAAACCATGTATTACCTGCTATATTTTCCACAATTACATTTTTATCTGCAAGGGAAAACCTCTGCATCCCGGTACTCAGTTTTGCTGGGGCTATGGTTGCGATTGCCAAGCCACCCGACTTCTCGCGAATAGTAATTGTTCCTACTGCCCTAGTTGATATATTACCTTCTGCATCTCCAAGGAATGCGCCATAGATCGTTTTCCATTTAGGAACTAACACGCTATCAACAGCAGTTGTCCCATTTAGTGTGAGTTGTTTTGTTTGAATAATATCGGAGTTATCAATACCCCATAGTGTGATTACTTGGGTATCGCTTGCACTATCGGAGATAATCTGAACATCGTCGTTAGCGGGTTGGTTGGACGTTGATACTGCCGTTACCTCAAAGATTGGAATTATGGTTTCTATTTTGCTTGCCGCGCTTATCGGGAGTGAGTAATTGCCCCTTAATTGCAACTCATGCCCTTGTGCATCACTTAGTCGAGACATTTGATTTCCCCCTTTTAGCTATTGGTTTAGGTTTTACCGCCTTAACTTCTTTTCGTTCTAAGCCATTCGCGATTTGGTTTAGAACTGCAAGAAGTTGAGATAAAAAGTCTTTTGAAGAGTTGTGGCTTTCGACCACGTTTGAAACGAGGACGGATAATAGCTCGTTGGTTTTGCGTGATTCTGTTCGTATGTCGTAGAGTAGTTGCCGTTCTGTTGTTGAGGTGTCAATTTGAGATTCTTGCATAAATCCTCCTAAAAAGAAGAGGGCAATTAAGCCCCCTATAGTGCTGTGTAGTATATTTCGTAAGTGCCAGCAAGTCCTGCGCTTGCCCCACCTGCTACCATTGAACCTGTTACCCATTTTCCGGATGCGAGTCGCTTGAATGGTTTTCCATTCGTTCCCGCACTTTCATCATTAGTAAAGACGCCCGTTGCGGCAGCGATGTCTTTTCCGTCGATTAAGGTGTCACTAGAGGTTGTTGCATTGGTGGCAGTAGTACCAACGTCTATAGAACATGCTCCGGTAGTTTTTGTAGTCACATTTAGGACTACATGTTGGACTAATATTGCTCCCGCTTCTGGATTTGCCCATGCGAATATTCCTCCACCTGTATCGACAGCCGCTAGCGCGCCGGTAACTTTCTTCATAGAACGATTAAGTTCTGCGGCGGTTGCCGTTATTGCTACGCCTCCCATAGAAAAAGAATCTGCATCTACGATGGTGAAGTTGCTAATTCCCTCGGTCATGTTGTTACCTCCTCAAAATAAATAAGGACAGCCGATGGGCTATCCTTTGAGATGGGTTAAATTGCGAATATTAGTTGTTGGATCGGTTTACCTTGAGAATTTAGATAGTCGAGAATTTTGTTTTCTCGTTCTAGTGAGTAGAAAGGCTGTTCGTGGAACCAGTTGAACGCGAAGTGGTCTAGTTTGGAAATATTACATCGTTTGCAACTTGGAACCACATTCTCCTTAGTGTAGGGGCCTCCATTTTTTAATGCCACAAAATGATCTTGCTCTAATACAAATCCCTGAGCATTATCTTCCTCTTGTTCTCCGCAGTAAGAACAAGTATTTCCGAAGTGGTTTTTACAGTCTTCCCATTGTTCTTTAGTAAAAGTTGCAGGTAGCGACCTAACCCTTGCTAATCTTCTTTGGGAAGCCATTCTACCAGTTTCTTTACCCTGCTCAGTTTGTCTATACACCTTATTGGTTTCCTTGACTTTTTCAACATTGTTAACCCTGTAACTTCGGCAGGTTTCAAGCTTTTTGGATTTATTTTTTAACGCCCAATTATTTTGTCTAGCTCGAATCTTTTCTGGGCTTTTCTTGTAAAGCTCTCTACTTTGTTCGTTAAGTTTTTCCCTGTTATCGGACTTATATAATCGGTAATACTCCTTACGTTCTTCGGTAGCATTTGTAATGGCACTTGCTTTCCTACGTCTTTCCATTTGCTCAGGGTCTTTTTTCGTCACGGTGTGGTAATGCTCTTTGCATTTTAAGTTAGAGCATTTCCTGCAAACTCCCCTTAAGTATGCCTTGCCGTTATTTTTACCACCTTTATTAGTAGTAAAAAATTCCTTGGTCGCAGGATACTCGACTCCACACTTTGTGCATTTCTTGATTTCGGACATAAAAAACAACACCCTTCATCGTGTTTTACTTTTCTTCAAATTCTATAGTGCGGGAAACGCAGTTGAAGTGCTGCGCTTTTCAGGAGCTACCCTATCCCGCTACTCTACATTATACCATAGTTTAGGATAAACTAGAAGCTTGTTGCGCCGGATAATCCGGGTGCGGAACAAAGGATACACTTCCACGAATTGCAAGCAGCAGCGTACCTGCTTCTCCCTTTCATAATGTTGGCATCGGTCGTTTCATCAATGTAACTCTTGGTGGTCAATGGAATGCGGTCCAACCAAACTAACGCTTGGTACGCCTCGTTGAATGCCGAATCCATTAATATCCATGACTCTGCCCCTGCGGTTGTTCCTGCGAGGGCTGTAAGATACGGCGAAATTATTACGTTATATCTCCCGAAATTTATCGATGCAGCGTTGTTACTTGTCGTTGGATTCATATCGGAACCAACAGCCTCAAAGACTAATTTCTTAATGCTCGCCTTGTCAGGAATAATAATGGTGTCCGGTGTACAGGAAAGCAAGTTGCCATCTTCGTCCCGGAAATAATGCATCTTCTCTTCCGCATAAGAAAGATTATCATAACTGAATGCACCATTATAAAGGTTGGACTGTGCCGCAGTTCCCCCAGTAATCGATGGGTGGTCGGTCGCAAACATCGCCTTACCATCTGCGCCAGCAATGTTAAAACTCTTCCCGCCGAATACCATTGTGGTCAGGTTTCCATTATTGAGAATTCCAGCACCAAATTGCTCCTTAGTACGATTGTGGGAAAGCATAAATGCAGCAGCGCGACTTTTTACTTTACCAAATTTAGCATCCTCAACCATCTCTTGAGTTACAGAAAATTGGTTCTTCCATGTCTCCGGTTCAATTACTTTGGAATAACCTTCCTGCATCGAGGACTCTGGATACTTGCCGTTTTCTCCGGTGGGCTGGAAGTTTGAAAGACTTGTCTCACTCGTATACTTGGTGGCAAAATCCTTCGTTTCATCCATGTAGAATACTTTGTTGATGATGCTCATCTTTTGAAAAGCCTCTTCGGCTTGCTCTAACATCATCTTGATAGGCTCTTGCGACTTTCCATAGATACTATCATTCACTCCACTTGCTTTACTAAAAATCATTTCCTTCACTCCTTAAATTTCAATAAAAATAGGACTCCTCATTTCGAGAAGTCCCTCACTGATTCAACTCAACCTACCTCCGGAAATAGCCCTTCACATTAGATGTCGTAGTAGCCCCATCGGTCGCGCTAATCTCGAACACTCCACTAGAACTTGTTGCCGTCACCAATAGACCATCGGTATGCAACGTCACCTTCGTACCAATAACGGTAACAGCCACGGTCGCCATACTTTGTGTAGAAAACTCCAACGTCTCGGTCACCCGGATAACGGGCAATGGAGTAACGGATGTTGCCTCGGCAGTACGATCGCATATCGCAATAAACTCCGGCGTTGCGGTTGCAGCGCACTTCGTTAATCTCCCGGACGTTTGAGAAAACGCTTCCCCCAAGGTTGCGCCCTCATTATCGGTCAAAAGGTAATACTCAAAAGGCGGTTGTGTACCGTCTAAACTACCAACTACTTTAAAAGCCATCTAAATCCACTCCTTAATTTTTACTCGCCTTATAATGCTTCTTGTACTCATCCATCGACTTACCCGGATTAAACTTCTTATACATCTCCATCACATCATCCGGTATCCTCACCGTATCCCCTTCGACTCCCTTGCCATTACCCCTCACATGGTCCTTCGACTGAATGTTGTTGAGCGTAGCTTGTTTAGCCGCCTCAACCTTTCTCGCCTCGATGTTCTTTCTCTCGACCACAAGATAGGCCTCATTCAGCGTTAACCCCGTACTCCCATTCTTCCATTTGCGCCAAACATCAAGGGGAACGTCTGCTACTCCTTTGATCTCTGGATACTCCTTTGTCAGCTCATCAAATGAGTTAACGAGAAAACTATCTTCCTGCGCCCGAATAGCTGCTTGTTTAAATTCCCTTGCCGCCTGAAGGTCTGGATGTTCGTCTACGAGCTTCTTGACCATGTCCGGGTCAATACCCTTAGCTTGGTATTCCTCACGCCTTAGAGCCTCTTCAAACTGCTGTACGTTATGGATTCCGTGCGACTTGCCGTATTTCTCCGCCACATCAGCATCGGAGAATACGCCGTACTGCCCGAACTTCTTGGCAATTTCGATATCCCTTTGGTGTTGCGCCTTTGTTTCAGCAACAAGACGTTCTGCGGCCTCTAATTTACGCCTATTTTCAGCGAAGAAACGGTCTTGCTCAGGTGTTTGCTTGGGCTTGGTATCTACCTCAGTCGGTGCATCAGTCGTTCCTTCACTTTGACCCGCAATAGGCTCTGTGGACTCTGTCGATTGCTCAGTAGAGGTATCTGTGTTTGATTCTGTGGACTCCGTTGAAGTTGTCTCTTGGGGTGTGGCGACATCCCCGCCTGCGCCACTATCTTCAGCAAAAAGCTGTAAGTTCATAGGTATAAATGATATTTTTCTCATTATTAATCTCCTTGCGTGAACAGCCGCCGCCGTATTGCCTGTCTAATTCCAGGAGTCAGCCACTACTAGGCATAAGAAAAGACGGGTTCGCATTACCCGCTTTTAGCCGTTATGAACTTATTTCCCGGAACGAAGGTCTTTGCCGGTTGACTTCTTAGGCGCAGCATTCTTTTTGTCCATGTTGGTTGCCTTGATGTACCCTGCGCTGTTTTGTGGAATTTTCATTTTGTCTTTCATTGCGTTCACCTCCTTGAATAAAGATGGGTAAAAAATAAGAACCTTATCGGTTCGTCAGTTAACCTGTGGATTCGATAAACTTTAAATCCTTAACAGTTATCTTATCCTTACTTGCAACACTTTCCCTTCTTTATTCCGCTTTTATAAGAACATTCTCGTTCGTCAGTTGGCTTTATTTAGCAGTTCAAGTCTTGTTCAATATCCCTGAAGTTATCTCCGAAAGTGAATCCAATAATCTTAATTCCGGAAAATGTTTTCAGTGTCAAATCATCATTGTACGCCCTTTTGTAGTACGCAAACTTGCTGTCGAAGTTTCCTTTTCCATTTATAATAACTTCCGGAGAAAGAAACCCTTCCATCTGAATCAAAACACCAACATACCTCTTGTCTTGTTTATCGGCCTCGTAGAAACACTTTTCAAGGTTATCAATTGTTAACATTTCTTACCACCCTTTCCCTTGCCCTTTTTCGGCATCCCAATCCCTGGCATGGCCTTAGCTAACATAATGTCAATCTTGACGGTTGGCTTTTTCTTTACGTCTTTCTTAGCCATTACTGTTGACCTCCTGCGCCATGAGTTGTTGCACAATTTCGATCTTCTTCTCTTCTGGAAGTTGAGCAAACGCCTGTCGCTCTTCTTCGCTCATATGTTGCATGGCTTGCTCTAGGACTTGTTGAACCTGTTCCTGTGGGCTTCCTTGCGGTTGAGGTTGTTGCGGCTCCATAGGCTGCTCTGTGGCTTGTGGTGGCATCTCTTGGGGTTGTGCGGGTTGTTGCGGTGTTGCGTTAGGTTGTGGCATCTGCAATAGCTGTCCCATCTGTTCCGGTTGTCCTCCTTGCGACTTGATCCCCATCTTACCTAACATTTGGGATTGAGCGTCAGGCATTAAGTCCTCGTAATTGATGGATACCTTCGATTCAGGTTGTGCTGGCGGTGCTTTTGCCTGTGCTTCTAGCTGTTTGTTAATGCTGTCGAGGATTGCTTTGGCATTAGGGAATTTTTGAGCTACTAATTGAGTCCACAGAACAACAGAAGCCGGGCCAGGGTTATACGCTCCATACTTCAGCATTTCTGTCGCTTGATTGAATAACCACATTTTGTCTCGCGGTAATCCCGCCCCTGCGTCTGCTTGAAAGATAAAGTCTGTGTTGTAATAAAGTTCTCCAGCCTTGTCACGAACAAGAAAAGCGTATTTATTAAAGTCACCGAATGAATCCTGTCCATTAGCATCCTTTGTTACGAATGGCCGAAGTTCATCGTAGAAAGCAAGCTTAAACTCGAACATGGTTTGGTACATGTCCTTAAATGCGGCGTACTTGTTTGATTCCTTTGAGCGAAGACGGCCGGACGCTTGCTGCACTTGGATCTGCTTTGCTAGACCGGACACTGCCGTTGAATCTGATTTACCTTGGTAGGAATTTGTGATGCCAAGGGTTGACTGAGCTGCCTTGTATTGTTGTTGAGCAAAGGCTAGGTCATTGCTTATATTTGCAGATAGGTTCTTTACATTGAGTGCATTCAGCTCAGGCTGAGTACCCCTAATGATGCCGTATAGCTCGTTGGACAGATTAAACCTGTGCCCTTCTAGTGCCGTTACAACGACTGATCCGCGTAAAATCTTTTCTTCAATAGTAGAGACTACTTTTTTATAGGCATCCTGCTGATCCCGGATAACATCGACATCGGATTGCCCACCGAATGCAAAGTTAAGGGGGATGTTTTCTCGGATGATTAGAGGGTAGCGAGTTGGGGTGAAGTAGGGAACTTTTGTGCCTACGGGTAGGACTTCGCCAGGTTGTCCATTGACAGAGGAAAGTGTTACTTCAGTGCCAAGTTCTTCAAACTCTTGAATCTTGCCGTCGATGCGTCTTGCATAGAAGTTTTCCATATCTTCAAGGATTTCGTCCTCGCACCAAACGAGCTTAGAAACCTCTCCATCATCATTCTTATACCAGCAGACAATCTCTGTTACCATGTCCGGGTTGTTTGGTTGAGTGGTGTTACTGACTAGGCTAATGTTGGGGAATTGTTCGCCTACGTTTTCGAGATCCACATCGTAACGCTTTTTGATGTAGTTTTTCGTGACGGATGACAAAATAAAGAAGTAATCCATCTTTTGAAGGTCAAATACTCCGGGTTGTGGAATAATTCGTTTGGGATGAATTGATTCTATCTCCAACTCACCACGGTAAAGATGATGCTTAAAGTCTGGATTCCAACCCACTAGCATGGCAGAGTAGCCTTGCACCGGGGTTATGCGCTCGTTGATGTCGTTAATGGCTGTCATGCCAAGTTCTGTTATATCTGCTGTTAGGCTATCTTCGATCATCATGGCTTGTGCTTCATAGCCGGGGAGTTTAGTTCGGACTGAAGGTTGTGGGATTGTTGAGTCAACACCTGTCTCAATGAACTCTAGGACTAAGTTGACTACGTTGTTGGCTTGCTTTCTTTTACCGCCCGTGTTTCGAGAGTTGATATTACCGTCCACTAGTTTTGTGCCAAGATAGATGGCTTCTCGCTCGTCTCTGATTGCCTCATCTATGCCAGTGCGAGCTTCACTAAATTTGTCTTGCCATTTTTTTAGCTTGACTTGTTGCTCTGATTCTTGCTTTATGGAGAGCTTTTTATCTTTCAGCTTTTTCACAACCTTTTTTCCGAAGTCCTTGATTCCACTTAACATTTAATCACCTGCCAATCTTGGAAAGAATATACTCTCTCATTTTAGGGTCAGCCCTTTCAATGTCTTCTAGTATGTCGTCCGGTAAATCCTTATAGTTACGCGTTACTTCTAACTCAGTTTTGTTGCTGTGATGGGAAATTAATCCATATCCGCAGGAGTCGTAAGAATGGTCATACGAACATTCCATGACTTTCTCTGGATCTTTTTCATCTATAAGCAATTGAGGCAATGTCTCGATAAGTTTTTTGCAATTCTTGAATATCTTAACTTTACTCGTCATCTTCTCTGCGTTTTCATCGTAATACGGTTTAAGATATTCATGATAAGTAGCTTTTCGGAACATGCGGTCCGTAACTGCCCTTATGCTATCCGTTACCCCACCCTCAATATAAAAGTCAATAATAGACTTACCTTGTGGCGTGCTACTGCTTTTAGTGAGAGGGTGAACAGACCACGCGTCATGTCCTACTACAGTAAAACCAATTCGTTCCTTACCTGTTTTAAGGACAACCTGTTTAGCCTGGTCTGAGTAACTAACTTTTGGTTCGTTGGTTTCCCTTGTGTACTCCCTGTAAATATACACAGTTCCAAACTCATCCACCGCAAACCAATACCATACAAACGGGTCTGTATATCCATTGTCTGCTGATCTCCATTTTCTCCAATGGTCAGGAATTGGAAACTCATCCACAACATGAAGATCATAGCTAAACTCTGGAAATGCTATACCCTCAGACGCTTCAAATGCCTCTTCTGGCGTGTTTGGGTACTCAGCCTTGTAAGAGTTAGGTAAGTCCTTTTTAGTCTGCTCGTACCACTCAGGAGTTCGACGCGGGTCGGTGTCCCATGGTAGAAACACTCTTGCGAATGTGTTTACGCCCTGAGTTGCTTTTCTCCAAATCTCTTCAAACAATGTCATACGCTTTGCTGTGGAGATTCCTATTACCTGACCACCTGATGGACGATTGATGGTTGGGTATGCAGCAGCCCATATAGACTCTGCCCATTGCTGAAATGCCCACTCGTCGAGAATAACTAAGTTAGCAGTAAGTGATCGTCCTGAATCTTGAGCAGATGTTAATGAGTTGAATATGCTCGGTTCTTTCTGCGGATGATAGATAGTAACCGTCAGCGTTGTTGCTTCCCACGTTGGACCATTCCACTTACCTGCTATTTTCTTCTCTCTAATCATTGTATCGGGAAGATATTTTAAGATGAATCCAATACGTCTTGTTAATTCCTTGGCGTCTTCTTCTCGCTTTGACATAGCCACTACCGCGTATCCTGGTTGATGAACTATTCTCCACACAGCCAAAGCCAAGGCTAACCAACTGAGGCCCATTTGACGGGCCTTTAATACAATGTTTAACTTGTTGTTCAAGAAACTATCCAACGCCTTAATTTGTCCTGGCCATAAAGTAAAAGGAACTGCCAATTCGGCAGCGTCCCTATCTTCTATCTTGACGAATTTTTCTATGAAATATTGGCAACTTCTCTTACCTAACTCAGCCTGTATTACCTGCAAGCTCGGCAAATCACTCTGTTTTATCTTAGGCTTCTCTGGTTTAACAGAAACATCCGCAATTTCCTTACTCGCCTTTTCCTTCTTAACTACCATGCTATCACTCCAAATATACTTGATATGTTAACCAGTGCAGAACCCATATTTCTTCACGGCATTTGTGTCTGCTGTAATTCCATCGCTTGCAGTTGGCGCAGTTAACCAGGATACCAGGTTCATTGCTTTTGAATTCGGAACACGATCTATTTTCCCCAGACATAGAGTTTCACTCCTATAAAAACTTTTCCACATATCTTTCTTCGGAAACAATGTAATAAGGTTTTCCAAGAATAAACTCAGCGGTTTGATATTCTGGTTTCCCCTTATCGACGAGTTGCTTTTTGTAGGTATAAACCTTAATATTTCCAAGAAAAATTCCTAACAACAAAACTCCTATAATATCCATTCCGTATTGAACCACAAAGAATCACTCCTAAAATTAACTTGTACTTAACGTTGGTTGATACGTTTATCGATACGTCCATTGACTCATTGCCTGTCCTTAATGATGGACAAGGTTAGAACGTGGCAGAATCAAGGGTTTTGGGATGGAAGAAGGGGTTAAGGGGAAACAAAAAGCTGCAGCGCTCAAAAAAACTACATCAGAGCATATTAGGGATAAGGCTTTAGAATAAGCTTTATCCCTTCTCTATGCGCTTAAAGATGGGCATTTTTTAGGGTATGGAAAAACTCCATACCTCAGCTTGCTTGCTAATTCCTTTTTCCGTCTCTTGTTGCAATTAAAGAAGATGTATCTATGCTTCCTTGGACGCTCTTCTCGAATAAGCTTATCTCCCAGTATCCTCTTGGCGTTATTTAGCCCGCCATATTGGTCTTGCCAATGCCTTGAATGAACATTTCCCATGCCCTCTATAACCCACTTGCAATGCTTATCTGACAATCCTGTGTAAATCCAATTCGTGGCTTGGTAAACTATTCCCGAATGATTCTGCGATGAATCAGCGTAAGACACTATTATTTCCTTATCCACCAACTTCATTGAATTAGCGATTAAGAAACTCTCAGCATTGCGAGGAGTGTCGTCTTCTATCCACAATCTTGTAAGTTCAATTACATTTGATGATTCTTCATTCCCACAAATACCTTTGCACAAGTGACTACTTGCTGGTTTACCGTATGTTATTACGCCAACTATTCTATTTGTTGATATTTCAATCAATCCGAATGAGTAGGAGCAGGAGGATTTTCGATGCAGGTAGTGATTATCCACAACAATTTTCATAGCATCTTTGTAGGATACGGGACTTACAATGTAGCTTTCTTTAATACTCATTGCAATCTCCTTTAATTATTTACACTAAAAATGAGGTAAATTTACCTCAAGAATGCGGTAATTCTACCTCAAAAAATAATGCCCTCAAACCCTTGCGACAGTAAGGATAAGGGCTGTTTTTGCCCCACGCCTAACTCTTACTCTCTTACTATACGGCGTTCTTAACTTCGGCGTTCTTAACCTTCGTCGTTAATATTGAAGTTATTTTCTTACCCGCCTTAAACGCTATTAGATTATGCTCAGCCTTGCAACGCCTATGGAACTCAGCATCAAATAAACTGAATAGATAACTCGGCGTGTTCCCCATCTGATAAAGAAATGGGTTCATGTAGTAGATTTCATTATCTCCGCTCTTCCACATACCAAGTGCATTTTTCTTCATCAACAACTTAATCACCTTGCGAATATTTGAACGGTCAATACCCGTCTCCTCTGCCATCTTTTCAACACCCATGTAATCTCCATTCTGAGCGACAACAGCGTTGGTATTTATTTGCAAGAACATTGATAATCTATGCAATGTTTTCTCTTCAGCAGGGGTAAACATATCTTTCTTATTCACGTATCTCCACACCTCCACCATAGTCTTTATAAATCGTTCAGCCTTTTGATATCGAATCTCTCCCGTGTCTAAATCTACAGAAGCTTTTTTCATGGGCATTATCACCTCCTGATAAATAGAGAATTTGCAATATAAAAAGTACCTCCTTTTAATTAGAGGTACTTAGTTTTGTTTTGGTGCATGGGGGGTATGGATTTCATTTAATGCCAGAAAGGGATAGTCACCATGAATAATGTATAGACGGAATCATTCTTGTAGTTGAATAAACCTAGCTTGTGGGATGTCTTCGGGAATACTGATTCTTTGTAATCCTCAGACTTTACTATCTCAATTCTTAGCATTGAACTCGCTCCTTTGTAAATCATCTTTAGTTATTGATAGAGATTAACCTTGTATCCAATACGGACATTGTTGGCACTGCATATATGTTCCCTCAGGTGGACAGTAGTTATTGTTGTAGCACATATGAATCAGCTCCTAGCGGAATTAGTTATGAGGTGTTATAGAGAATATATACACAGATCACCCCTTTACCCCGACTGGCTACATGGGTATGGGGGAGGGGGTAAATCTCAATATTCAGCACCCCCCATCACTACCGGATCAGCACAGCAACCCGGTCACAGCAGGGCCGGGCAACAGAGAAAGAGTATAAGCCAAAGGAGCAGCACAGCCGATGCCATCCAGCCAAAGCAACAGCTACACTCGGCATGGCATCTACCTATCATATCGGCCAGCTACCACGAATGTTACATAAAGGGATAGTGTCACATTCGCTAAAACCCTACATCCCTACTCTCCCAACGGTTACAGCGATTATCTCATTATTGGCTATCTCATTATCATTTAGAACAGCACTCTAATTGAGAATAGCAGGGATAATATAGCTAGTCCTTAGGCTCAATATCCACTACCTCACCCTGAATCTGTGCTCTCTCCATTATCTCAGCCATGAGCTTAAGATCCTCGTCTGAGTATGCAGAAACAGCCTGAATGAGCAGATGGCCGCCGTTAGGGCCGGTGTTTTCTACTGTTTGGACATCCTTCCAGCCGTAGTTCTTGAGGGCAAAGATGGCACCTTGAGGAGATTTGGCTTGGAAGAGCTGCTTTTCGGCGTAATTGTGGCATCTGAGCTTAGCACGAACGATAGCGTCACGATGCTCTTTTGTATATCCTTCACTAGTTCCATCTTGAATGTTCATCAAAACCTCTCTACTAGCATTTAACGCCAACGCCAACCCGGTAATAGTAAAAGGTTCTACTTGTATCTTCTTTCCTGTTTCAGCATCTATCTCGAAACAAGAGTCGAAAAAAGCATCTATCTTAGTTTGTAACTCTTCTACAGAAGGAAACTTTAGATTCTTTTCTCCACCCCTATTACCCAACGCATACTTATTACCCACTGCAGCCGCCATACTAATCACCATCCTATAACATAGTTGTTCGCTGACAAACGAGCCATATCTACTTGATATACTAATAACTAAATTACTACTAATCTACCAAATCCAATAAGCCCCAACGCCAAATACCCGCACCACTAAATCATGAATCAACCCAACGCTAAGAAATAAAGCAGATACCATACACATCTTCATATCAAATTTAACCCAACTCTTAACACTCATGTTTATCGCCACTCATTTCTCATCGTCAATAGGTATTCCGGTGATAATAAAGTCCGTTAAATCTATCGTAAAACCAATCGCATATATCAATTTACTCAACTCTAACCCAGTTTGATAAGGATCTCCAATACTTTGTATCCTTAATAGCTCTACATGTATTTTACAGAGTACATCATTAAATGATTCATCTCTTATAAACATAGAACCATCACACCTCCTTAATACCTCACCACAACCCACCACATCAATCCTAAGCCCACCAATTAACATTGCGCACCGCAATGCTAATTACTAAGCTCAAAATAATTTACAAATATCTCATTTTCCCCCTTTACATACCGTTACGTATCGTATATACTAAGATCAATCAAACAAGTTGCTTGCGGATCACAAAGGGGATCGAGGCGTAAAGGAGTTTTCCAAATGATTAAATCTAATGCAATAGAACTTAAGCATAAAATCGAGAATCGCCATACCTTCGAACCTATTAACCTTAAGTGCAATGGCGGATTCGGTTATGGCGCAGGAGCGCTGAACTTCGAAGATTCGGGAGATAACCAAAACGGCGTTTGGATGTTTTCTAACGGTCAGGCTGGCGGAAGCTTTGAAGCTGGAGAAGAATTTGTCTTAATAGTAATCGGAAGTAACTACCAGAACATCAAGGATTATTTCAAATCTTAAGGAGGTATGTGGCCAATGGCAGCTAAAGTAATCCTTAAATTCGATGTCTTTCCCTCAGAAAAAGAGCGTCTCGAAGCAATCTGCAACCGCCTCCATATAAGCAAAATTGAGTTCCTGCGCCAGGCAATGGCTGAAGCGGAAAAGCAATCATAGAGGGATTTTTCCCTCCCTCATCTCAACTCGCCAGCAATGTTGACGAAGTGAGACGAACGAAGAAGATGAAAGAAGGAATTAGGATGGCAAATAACTTAACCCTATAAAACCTATTCCAATTGACTGATGATCAAAAAATAGAGGCATTTGAAAGAATTGCGAATATCTACATGAGTACCCCTGATCCCGACGAACTTGACTATAGTATCTCTAGTGTCCTTAGTTCGTATATGCAGTAATTTATGAAATCTAAAGCCAAGCCTGGCTAAATCGGCGTAAGGAGGAACGATCTATGTCTAAAGTTTGTAAAACCTGTTGCCTAAAAGACATTTGCAACAAAAAGTTTTGTGCATGGGGAAAGGTTAAATAATCAAAGTTTCGTAATCAATAAAAGGAGGATGAAGCGCATGTTTAATGACCAGGAACACCTAGACTCTTTTAAACCCCTCTGCCCAGGTAAACTAATCACCGACTCCGAATGGTACAGCACGATCTTCATCTTAACATCCGACTCCGAACTCCGCAGTAAAACACTGAGGCACGTCAATCCAAAACGCCGTGAAATCAAATGGAGTAAAATCTTCGACACCGATTTTAGTAGTGGTCACAGAGCAGTATTGTATTGGGCATTCAGCTTGTGGGCAGGTAATTCGTGGTCGAACGAGGAAGGGGAACAAGTTGACACTATGGATAAGGCGTATTATATGGATGAAAGATTAAGGAGAACCGCGATAAAGGCCCTTGAGTTACGATGGGGAATCAGATATTTTGAAGAGGATAACGCATGAAAAACTACAAACTCGTAATGGAAATCATATCTCTCGCCGTCTTGATTAACGAAAACACCGAGCTATGCACATTCGTTGACTTCTCCGGCCATGTCAAATCGATTGACGTCAGAGTATTCCCTTCGAAATCAGAGGAGCATACTCAAAATGTACACAAGATTTACTCTGCCAATTCCTACTACAGTGACGATTCTTGGATGGATGGGGATAAGGTATTATCTAGACTGCAAGAAATAAAAGAAGTTTTAAAAGGCTATCTATTCAACGTTGAAGAGTCCTAGAAATAGGACTTCCTTTTTTACCCAGGAGCAATCCAAACCCCTTTGTTATGCCTCATCACCTTATCGATCACATCAAACCTTTTCGATTCCTCAAACCTCTCAAACCTACTGCAATCCTTCGGCGGCTTGTCCCTCTGCCAACAAGTCTTTTGGCGAGCGCAATATTTACATTTCATATCACACCCCCAAAAATTAGAAAAGACGCGACAAGGCTATAATTAAGCCATGCGCGTCTTTATTTATGCTATCGCTATTTATGATGTTATCATTTTATCAGATTATTATACCCTAAACTTATAATATTGTGATAATAAAATAGTAACTATGTTATTTTCTGCAATACAGATACCTTTGGAGTAACGGGCCAAGGATCTCCCACAATACCTCTAGTGCCTCTTTATTGATCTTTCCGAGCATTCCTGCCGTAATATATACTCTTCCGACATTATGGCGCTCATTGAATAGTATCTCAATATTTCTCCACGTCTCGGATTCGAAATACTTCGACTCAATGATCGTCCTTTGCTCCCTAGTTAATGCCTTTAGTGCTTCATCGATCTGTTCTATCTCTACCGTTTTGTAGCGCACCTTGGACTTGTCCTCGTCGATCCATTCCTGCACTAGCTCGGCGGTAACTTCCCTTCGTTCTGCAATGCGTTCAGTGGGTGACGTTGTAGTAGTCGCATGAGGCATCCCCTCAACCCGGCTAACGCCGTTCTCGAACATCCATAGCTCACCGCTTTTCAAGGCATCCTGCCATACCATAATCCTTTGTGATGCTGTAGTTATTTCCGCCTTGTGTTTTTTATAGAGCTTGAGACGTTCTTCGAGTATGTTTTGTGACTCTTTTATCATAGCTATGGATAATCACCCCTTACAAATATAAGTATCCTCACCCTTTTGCACCCTATAGATACTGTTACTGTACGGGTCCAATATCATCACATCAGCCCCGAATATCAACTTTAGGATGTCGCTAAATTTCAGGCGTAGTCTTAGATTCATGGCTTTTCTCCTCCTACCATCCATTATCTGTCCAATATAAAAAGCCTATAACAACCACAACCGTTATGGAGACTAATGCTTCAGGCCAATTCATATTATCTCTCATCCTTTCTCAGCGACATCCCCATATCCTCCAACTTATCGCTAACCTCCTGACAGGTCATCCTAACGATGTTCCTGTGCCCCATAAGGTCTTTCCACGACATCTTGACTAAATCACCTACAACCTCTATTCCCGCGCGTCTCAGCCTATGATAAGTCGTAGGAGTAAACCCCATGTCAGCTAGTTTCATTGTCAAATCAGTGTTGTATCGTTTGTCCAGTTTTGCACGAATTTTATCCATTAGCATTTGGTGCATCTTCCCTTCCCGTATTTACTTTCCACTTGCACATTGAAAAAGATATTCTTGGACAATCGTCAACATCCATTGTATTTTTTATGTGATAATTCGAGCAGAGTCCAGTGCCGCATCTTACTTTAATTCTCCTATTATCGACCTCAATAACTGTAGCGGTACCAAGTTTAATCCTTTCCTCCCTTCGATAATTAATCTCAAGCACACAGTACCCAATAATATCCGACAAGGAGTCCTCAGCCGACTCCGTTTTAACCTGTGCAGAATTGGAATCTAATCGTTCAATGCGGTTCAACTCGTCCTCTATGCGGAGATAAAATCTAACAGGGCCGCGCTTATCTCTGCCTTGCTCGTAGTTATCGCCGTAATCATTCCTCTTCTTAGTTAATAGTTCGGCAATTGGTTCAAGGATTGACTTAAATCTATTATTCACCTTTATTTTCCCCTCTCTATTTTTCAGGCCTAACCCATATCGCCATAACGCCTAAGTATATGGCATCCGACATATTGTGAGTGCTATACGCCAAAATACTTACTCCTATAGCAACTAAACTCAGGATACTTCGCGCTACTTCTATCATTTTTCCCTATCAACTTTCATCTGGTCATCCACACTTGGTAACGCCAAGTACTTCTCGTTCAGGATTTTCAGCCATTTAAGTATGGTCTTGATAGTCATTCACCCTTCCGCTATATACCCTTTCGAGAGCAATTTTTCCTCATGAGCCTTAACAACATCCTCCTCGATAATTCCAAAGTGTCTGCACACCTCGTACATCATCGTTACAGCAGACTGAGCTAGATCCATAGCCTCGCAAGCAAGCAGGACTCCGTACTCCGCTTCATCAATCACTAGGATGGAGTTCTTGCTCTCTCCGCTTTTCCTCTGCCCTTTGCCCAATAGCTGCATAATCTCTCCTGTTTCCTCAAGTACTTTCATGGTGCATGATTCGAGAGTTGGGGTAAGGTTATTGAGTTTTGGAAAGGATACAAACTGTTCGTATTTTGGCTGAAACCATTCTCCACTGAGACAAATTTCCCCGGTGCATGTTTCATTTTTCTTACAGTTAATACATATTGGCT